GGTAGCATGAATAGTCAAAGTGTAGTATTGATTGCAATAGTTTACTTCTTTATGGGGTTGGTTTTAATGATATGTTTTTGTGATGCCAATAGACCTCACTCACACTTATCTGAAAAGGTAATGTCTTGGATAGGAGCAATACTATATTTGATATGTGGATGTTTTATTATTGAAAAGCTTTTTAATGTTTAGTCCACGCGGGCATATTTATCTATAAATAAACTAATTCCCCATTTTCTAACTAAGTGTAAATACAATGTAAATACATCCATGCTAGATATAGCTCTCATATACGTCTACTACCTGCTCTTTGCCCTGTATTGCGGGGCCTCTATTTAGGTCTCATTCAAGTACTAATTAAGATAACTCAAATATGGGCTAAATTAGGCCAAATATGGCCTAAATTCGAATAAATATGAGTATGTTTATGTGGTATGTTATAGCTATAATTCTGTGTATTGGAGCGTGGGTATTATGGTATGCGTTGTCTACTCGCGAGGATAAAGATGATGATTATTAACTATGTATCATGATGACAAAGATAAGGCTTATCTTAAAGCTTACTTTGAGGAGTGCATTAAGAAAGGCCACAAGCTATTTGAATGGGGCGGCATGACTTACTGCAATGTATGTGGCGGGGCCACAAATATCATATCTAAGCGCGACCTTCAATTAAGCAAATCTAATAACCCTACTTCTAGCAAATAATTCAAATCCTTAGCAAAATCGAAAAAACGGGTGTATCGGCGCTATAGGGAAATACAACACCCCATACTTAGCACAAATAAAAGCTTTGCTTATAACCTAGCTCAAATATGAACACATATCTGCGAAATATAGTGTATCATAGAGATAGATAGAAAGCCTTGTTTTGGCGCTTTTTTGCTAAATAATGGGTTTTTTACTTAATTAATCATGTATTTACTTACTTATTGATATGTTTGACTCCAAGTATAGCGCCCTTCACAAAGAGGTCTACTGGCGCAGATTTGACGAACTGGATACAGTAATAACAAGAAGAATTATGGAGGACCCAGCTTGCGAGGAAGCTGTACTTCTTAACAAACGGGTGCAGGCTGAGGTCGAAGCACGACTACAAGAAGACCAAATAAGCGCACTACAAGCTTGACTTCATTCCAAAAGTCGGTTATTATTGACAATAAGCGGATTATGTCAACTCGATGTAAACAAAAGGTAGCTTTTCCAAAGCCCGCCAAATATTGGATGCGCTACCAGCGACGGGATGGTCAAGAGAAGATGTATCTGGTCTCAAATCCTATCGAGGCCACCCCTGACACAGTTACAGTGTATGCATTTGGTTCAGGCGTCCGCTCTTTCATAAAGGATAGAATCCGTAGATTTAGCAGGGTTTGCTAAATAAGCGGCTTTATTCTCTTGCGCGGGGCTTTACTCCTTTCTCCCCGCGTTTTTTTGCTGTACTGGTTTTAATTGCACCAACTACAATATTAACCAATATTTATTGTTGACCTCCCGCCAAAACTTTGTTATAGTAATTCCATGAACAAAGATTGGCGCTACGTTTCGATTGAATTCTCTAACGATAAGGATGGGCTATTCGCTGGGCTACTTTTAGCAAGACTACTTAACGTTCGTTTGGGGCAGCGAGACTTCGAAGTCCTCATGGAGTATCCAGACCGACGTTCGGAAGGCTACGTTGTTGCTGCTACTGTAGTTAAGCAGTGCAACGAGGAAAGAACCTCCGACGTACATATATATTACAAGGGGGAACTTAAACAGCACCAAATTCTTTCTTTGGAAGAGTTGTTAAATGCTGACGCGCTTGGCCATGAAGAGCCGATTATGGTTGAACTGAATAAAGAGCACCGAGCCGTGGTTACGAAAGAGGGCGTACAGGTCGGCTGCCAGAGGTTCACATTTGATGCAATTAAAAAGCTGGCCGATGCTGTGGGGCGCAAGGAAAGCGAAAAATAACAATACCAAATAAAGCCATGAAAGTAAAGCATAAGAGATATGAGTTAGTAAACTCTAAACCTGTGCTGGGTACCAGTCATCTACTGAGTATCTTTTATGACCATCAGGATAAGTACTTTGATGTATTTTGGCATCAGGGCGACCTGATTGGAAATAGACCTCTTTATAGCGATAGAGATATCGACGAGGTATATGGGTTTCGCCACGCTTTTAAGGCTGGCTTCGAGGCCGCGCAGCAACCAGATATAGTTTGAATATGAAAATAGCAACTTCAAATATGGAGTTAATTGTCTCTGCTGACGTCAAAGGCACGGCCTTCAAACTGGGCGTGTTCTATAATAGTAATAGCTCCACCTATTCTGTTTACTGGTTTACTGGAGAAGAAATGGGCGAGGATTACCTGAGCATTTACTTCAAGCCAGAACTGGCAATTGCCTATCTACATGCTTTTAGAGACGGCTACGAGGCCCCTCGATAAAAAAGCATATTTATTGTTGACCTCCTTCCAAAAGTGTGCTAGGATTGTGTTATGAGCAGAACAAAAGGTGCAACATCAAATGTTTGGGTCTCCTTGAAGAGGCTCAATGAAATTTTTAACGAGGACGCCCAGATTCTAATTGCTCGGCGTTTCGCAAATCAGAATGGGTTAACTGGTAAAGCTATTTATGCTACCGATGACAACATTACTGCGGCTGGCAATCAGCCCGCTATCGAAGAGGTATGCTCCATTCAGGAAGTGGTAGAGGATGAACCCGACCATAGTTTGGGTGAGCAAGGTGTAGACTCTATAACTTAACACCATATTTATTAATATCTATTTAAGTAGTTACAACCCAGTTACTTGAAGATAGTTGTTGACAATTTTCTAAAAAAGGCATAGACTTATGAGTATGAAATGGGACGAATTAATTGGACAGGAGCGGGCCAAGAGTAAACTCGACTTTCATTTCCAAGCGGCAAAGGCGGGGGAGGCGTTGCCTTCGTTTATGCTGTGCGGGCCTCGTGGTTTTGGCAAGACTTGTATTGGCGAAGCGTTTGGGCTGCGCATCAAAGAAATGACTGGTGGAGTTAAAAGGTCCTATACCCTGAACTGTGCCAGCGTGCGCAACCTGAAACAGTTTTGGAATAGTATTGTTATGCGGGTTATCAACGACAGGGATGTCACTATCCTTTTTGATGAGGCAAGCGAATTGCCAGAGGATGTGACCATGGCGTTGCTTACTATGATTAATCCCAACCCAGAGAATCGTAACACTTTTGTTTACGATGACCAAACGCTTGACGTTGACCTGAAGAGGCAAACGTTCCTGTTCGCCACAACTGAACCACATAAAATCTTTCATGCACTCATGAACAGGTGCCGAAGGATTGACCTTGAAGAGTATAGTTATTCTGATTTAAACACTATTCTTAAAAGGAATGCGCGAACGATTACGTTTGGCGACGACGTGTTGCAACGGGTGTCTCCTACCTTGCGCGGTAATGCGCGACAGGCGGTCATGATGGCGCAAGACATCAAAACCTATCTCGCGCCATTGCACAGGCGTAATTTTACCATGAAGGATTGGGATGCCCTTGCGAAGAAGCTGGATATTCTCCCCTTGGGTGTGAATCGGCTCGAATTGCAGGTTATGCGCGTGCTGGAAGCTAAGCACGATTGCAGCCTGACTCGCATTGCTGCGACTCTAGGCATGACCCCTGCGGCTGTCCAGAAGGATTTGGAGCTTTACCTCCAGAAACAAGGGCTGATGGAGATTACTACCAACGGGCGCAATCTCACTCCAGAGGGCGCGGCTTACCTGAAAGCCCTCAAGGAAATACCTGAAGTAAACAAAAAAAAGTAAATATGAAAACCTACATTGTTTATACTGGAAATGGAGACCCAGTGGGTTTTGTTAAAGCTGGTTCTCATAATGCCGCCGAAAAGAAGGCTAAAAAGAAGTATGGAGAACAAGCTATAGTGGCATACACTGAAGTATAACCTTTAACTAAAGGTAGTTATGACAAAACGACAAATCAAAAATAGGTCTGAGCACCTTTGTCTGGGCCTGCGCGTGCTGTTCACTAATATGGCACCCGACAACCAACGGGAAGCTGTGAAGGTCAAAATAGACTACATCAAGGGACCAGTATGGGTCTACGCTATCGAGTTTCCTAAGACCGAGCCTGTAAACTGTATGGAAATCGGGCGAGAAATTGAGAAAATTTTTCCTGAGGCACGCGTTACTGCCACCTATGTAGCCGTTAAGCAGGCATGTATTCACTTTATAATTAAGTGGTTAGGGAAGCGAGAACAGTTAATGGTTGTTATCGAACTTAATTGAAGGATTCCCTTGACACTTTTATAAAAAAATAGTAAGATGGTATACGTTGATAGATGAACATTCAACCAAACAACGAAAGGAAAAATATGTTGAGTTCTGAAACACTCCGTAGGGCGGCTGAGCTTACCGATGAAATCGAAGCTCGCCAGAACGAATTGAACCAGCTTCTGGCTGGCCAAATTCAAGTTGACCAAACTTCTACCGTGGTTCGCACCACAAAGGGGCACAAACGCGTGCTCTCCCCTGAAGCTTTGGAAAAGATTCGCGCTGCCCAGCGGCGACGCTGGAAGAGGGTGCGCAAGGAGAAGGCTGATGCCAAGGCGGCTATCGCCGCGACTCAGGCCCCCGCGCCTGCGCCTGCTCCCGCGCCTGCGATTGTAGCTCAGCCCGTGGCGACGCCCGCACCTGCTGCTGCTCCTGTGCGTTCCAACGCACAGCCTGCGACGCCCGCGCCAGCTACAGACAAGAAGGTCCTTGTAGGCGCTGCCTAATACGAGGGCCAAATAAAGGCGGGGGGTTCGCCTCCCGCCTTTTTAATCCATATGCATTAAATAACAACCCCAAATAAAATATGAGCCAAGCCAAATATAGATTCATTCTCGGTTACATCATCTTCCCCACTATTCTTACTGCCATTATCAGGTTGTGCGGTGCCCCTATGCCTTTTTGGTGCATCTTCCTGCCCTCGATAGTTATGGTTGGCCTGAGGGTTATATACCTTCTTGGTCTAACTTACATGTTCTTCATGTGGCTAGGTCGCCACCCAGAAGCTCTATCCCTTCGTCACGCCCGCCATTCAAATAAGGAGGACGAAATAAGCGAGGAGGTAGACGAACCTGAGTTAAATAAGGCCGACCTAAATAAGTCCCCCTGAAATAAGCAGTTTAACTAAATAAGTAGTTTAATCCCAGTTACTTTCATAAGTGGCTGGGATTCAACGGGTTACAAAAGCGCGGAGCACGCTTACACAACCTGTTGATTACCAACAATTTACAAAGCGGGCCGCACCTATTATTGGGCGGCATTTTTATTTTTAATTATTGCAAGAAACCCATTGACAATTTTACAAAAACCAATTAAACTGTTTTTAGTGAGAGCAATTAAGCCCTCACCTAAACCGAAAGAGCTATGCCAAAGAAAGCAAGTCAGAGTGATGATTGGAACTTTACTGTAGTTCCTCAACGGTTGCACTTACCAAACGGTAAACCAACCAGAGTGTTCGCTAACGTGCGAACAGACACCGAACAGGTGCTGGGAACGATTTCTGAAACGGGTTACGGCCTTGTTCAGAACTTCGATTTCGTCAACACCATTCGAACGGCGCTGGCCTCATTGGGGCTGGTGGATTACAGGGAAAACGTTCTTGTAACTAACGAAGGTCGCCGCCTGTATGCCACCTATGACTTCGATACCCGTATTAAGAAGTTATCCAAGGTGGGAGACCAAGTCGGCCTTGTCCTGCGGTTTGCCACTTCCTTTGATGGCACAGTGGCAGCCTTGGGCGAACTGCGCGGGAAGATACTGCGATGCCTGAATGGCATGTGCATGGAGAAAGGTAAGTTCTCGCTCCATCAACGACACACCCGCAAAATCAACCTCGACTTCGTCCAGAAGGTGACTGCTGCTGCGGTCAACGATTTTGACCGTGCATTGAGCGTATTCGACGCTTTAGCTGGTGTTGCTATTACGGACGAGCAGGGTGTGAATATCCTCAAGCGTATCAAGCTGTCGGAGGCTGTGCGTGAGAAGATTCAGATTATCTGGATTCAGCCTAACTTCGCTGAGTCTCGCCAGCGGACCCTTTATACGCTGTACGATGCTGCTACAGAGCATCTGCGCGATTTGGAAGGTAGCCGCTTCGAGCAGGCTAGCAACTTGAACAGACTTATCCTCAGGTCCATCGTGCGGGGGTTGGACAGTGAGAGGCTGGCAGAAATGGTTCTGCCCCTGCCACCTAAGGAGGACAAGACTGTAATTGTGTCTGGCGAGGTACCTACTCAGCCTCAGGACCAGACACCCGCGCCTCCTGCGGACACTACACCTACAGCGTAAGTACAATTATCGGGGGCTTCTTCGGAAGCCCCTGATTCTTAATTACTTGCGATTCCGCGCAGCGCACTTTTGTAACCCATTGATTCACAGGCGTTTAAAAATGTTACATTTTCTGTTTGACACCTAATCATATCTATGGTTAATTATAGGTAGGATGAAGCAAGATAGAGAGTCGTCTTGGCAAGGAAATTGCTGGAAGGAGTTGACAGCACCAATGAAAAAAGTGGCTTTTTTTCTCTCTTTTTTTATTGACAGTACTAGGGAAAACCCCTATGCTGGTTCAACTCTCAGAGAAATCTACACAAGGAACTGCCATGCTGAAACTTAACGGAGTCGAAATCTACCTCCAGAACGGGGGAACGGTCCTCGGCGTCTTTTTAAAAGGACCAGATAAAAAGGCAATCGAGGAGCAGTATTTTAGTTTCTACAACCATGAAGCAACAGGAGGGGAGCTTGAATGGTGGAGTGATACGTGCGCGTTGTTTTGGATATACTCTAGTGCGCACATATCTGCTGAAGACAAGTTGGTCAATGCCCTGCAAAAGGGTGTGTGGGCCAAACTAATGAACGCAGGAAGCAAAGGGAGAAACCCTTGGCCAGAATCTTGTATTATAGCAGAGCAGCAATTTGCTGCCATGGAACGCGTGACATGGTTCAAACCCGAAGTGGTTTGGGACATGTACGACATTGGGGATTCCGTGACTGCCGAAAAGGGCACGGGCAACTTTAATGATGACGTACTTGGTCAAGTGGTGTATCGTGATGGGGTCGCAAAACTGGAATTCGCAAAAGATGAAGATGAAACAGAAAGCTATAGTGAAGGTCTACAAGTTTCGAGACCTGTTACCACTAGTCATTAAAGACCTGAGGCGACGCACGGGTGTTACCGTGCCGCGCCAGAACGTTCACTGGGTGAGTGGTTTGGACGGCAACAACGACCCGTTTATTCGTGTTGACATTACGCCCAATCTTTCCCTTGACAGGAAACCAAAAAGCTGATAGTATGGCTATGGTGGAGGGAGGACCTTCACTATTTTCATAACTATTAAAGATGACCCCCGTGTATTCGAGCTAATCACGGGGGTTTTCATTTCTCCCGCCCGAACGAAGACACGATATACACGAAGATAACAAGAACAATTAAACTAATGATTAGCATACACTTAGCATACCAGACTTTTTATAAAAAATCAAGCTTGACTCCATAAAAAAAGATAGTTATACTACTTGCATGAGAATAGCTCGATATCACGGCACCTGTGTTAACTGGAATCAGCATGACTTACAGTCTTTGCATGATATGATTGATAGCGCGATTACTATCTCGCGCCAGACGTTCCGCAAGCATGTTGACCACGACGACCTACGACTGGTAGAACGTCAATTGGGGTACGATGAACATCCCAAGCAAGGTCTTACCATGGCAGGCGACAATTATGTTTCTTATCATCGCTCGACACTTAAGGGACAACGCGTGTATTACTTTCGCCAATCAGCCATCGAACACGTCTTCGCATGATTGACCCACATAACATCACCAATTATGACCGCAACATCACTGAGCTACAGGAGTTCTTAGTGTTTGCTGTGGCTGTGGCGGGCAAGAACTCTGACCATGTTGCGCCTAAGATAAATGCACTATTTAAGGTGCCGCTTTTTGTTGAACTTATTAACAACTATCCGTGGCTCGAAAACGGGCTGTGGGAGGCGCACATGCACGCCCTCCTTAAACAGCATAAGACGGGCAATTACGGACGCATGATGCGGTTCCTGAAGGAACTAGCCAAGAGCGAAATAAACCTCGTAGAGTGTCAAATAGACGAGTTGCTGAGCCTTTATGGGGTGGGACCCAAGAGTGCGTGCTTCTTCCTGCTCCACTCGCGGCCTAAGCAGGATTTAATTGTACTTGATACCCACGTGCGAAAGTTCTTGGCATCGAAGGGATGGAAGCTTTCTGCCATACCAGATAAAATAAGGTACTTAAATATAGTAAATAAGGCAATCCAGTTTATCAAGTCCAGTTATCCACAACTCACTCTGGCCGAGGCGGATTTGCAAATCTGGAAAGAATTTTCTGGAAGGGCTTGACAAATAACCAAAATATGCCAAAATAAGAGAGTGGCGAGGTTCTTGGTTTCATAGCCTAGCCATATGTGTCATGTAAGGATTAGAGCAGGGTTTGTGTAATTTCTCCCTGTTCGGGGGGCTTCCAGTTTAACGACTCACTGGAAGCCCTTTTCTTTTAAGCACTTACGATTTCGCGCAGCACACATTTGCAACGTATTGATAGTCAGGGGCTTGCGCCCCCCGACTTAGTTTTGTTTTCTTGGCCAAATCAAAAAGAGCAGTATAGCGAGCGTTATTAATGCTATGAGTAACATAATTAATGATACTTATAGGTTACTACTGGCGTTGACCTGTGCCAACACTCGCGACATTGGCCGCAGGTATGATTTTGTGAACTTGCGGGGCAATTCCATTTCTTCTTGCTAACCGCGCCTCCTAGTACTCCTAGCTTTTTCATAAGTCCTTTCGATGGTTTTTGTTCTATGAAGTCCGCAGACAAACGGACAACTAAATTGCGTGGATAGGTAAGGCCCAGACGTTTAAACTCGCCCAGTATACTGACCTCATGAGTAGGTAGCCAATGCCTGATGTGCGGCGTCCCTCGCGCTATCTTACAAATGTTAATCAAATCTTGAAGAGATTGCAAGTCCCCAGAAGCAAACCATCTAAAGTAACCGCTATATTCGAAGTGGTTAAGAACTACAATCATAGCATCAGCCCAAAGAGGATGCTTCATAGCTTCTTGCCTTAAGTCAAGATGCTTCTGGATTGTAGGTCTAGCAAAGTTGCCGCGCACAGCATAACATTTGCTGCAAACAGTATTAGGTATCTTGGCCAACTTACGTCCGCGTTTGCATGTGTGCGCAGATATGGAATAGCAATAGCAAGGCATCTTGCTGGCATTCCCCAAGCTATGTATAATGGTTAGGGCAGTCTCAACATCCATACGCCATAACTTACTATCTTTCCTCATGTTATGCAAGAAAAAAGATATCTTTCATAAGTGACTCATAGACAACGAGTTATAAAAGCGCGCAGCGCACATACGTAACATAAAGAGAGTCAACGACTTACGTCGCTGACTCTCGTGGACCTACACTAACTTGTAGGCATGGATGTCACTAACAAAACCAGATGATGTCACAGGCGCGTCGACCTGTTCAATGACACCCTGCTCGACTAACTGTTCCAGAAACCCAGTGTTCTCGCTCCAATGCTTGCCGTACCATGTTCCCTCTGGTAGCAGGGAAGACGCGGGCAGGTTAACTGATAGCGTGCAAAACATTTCCTCAGTTTCGCCGTCCATGGCAAACACTGCTGTAGCATTGTTATTCTGGTAATTCGAGGTAACCAGTCTCACCTTGTAGTTTTTGCCCAACATATTGAGGTTGGCAAACTTGTCCATCTTAATCCTCCCTCCAGTTAAAGTAAAAGCGAGGCATGTGCTGGAATTGCAAGCTGCCCTTTTTACCCGTGGCTTTTTCGGTGGCCACAATGTAAGGGGCCATGAATCCAATCACATCAAAATCCTCACCTAATTGCTTGGTATCCCAAACGCGCCCATGGAGCGCTTCGAGCCGTTGACGTTCAGAAGCTTTGTCGTCGCTTTGAACCTGTGAATTAATCTCAGCTACTTGCTGCCGTCGAATTTGTTCTGTATCATCCATAACATGAAGATAGCACAAGATAGTAAGTAGTCAACAAAGTTTTTTATTTTTTTTAGCTATTGACATCTTCATAAAAATAGATTATTATATTCGCATATGGATGAACAAGCTTTTCTAGTGCAAGCGTTTGGCTATTGGGGCACGGGTCCCACGCTAAAATCTGCCGCGCACAATTGTCATAGGGCAGGCGCGGGTCGAACGGAGCGCGCCGTGGCTCATTTGGTAATAGGCGACGCGCACCCCACTATTGTCAATGATGGCATGAACATCGAACTTAAACACGACTCCAAGATTTATAAGCTTGGCGCGGGTTTCAGCATCGGTACCCTAATGAGGTTGGAAGATGATAACCACCAAAAGATACAGTCAACTTAAGCGCAAACTTGCGGCATTCGAAGTTTGGCGCAATGGGCGTAATGGTTACAATATTACGGACGTGCCCGCCCATCTTCGCGTAAGTAATAGGCAGCGTTCCTCCGTGGAGGTCTATGAATTCGTCCACAGCCCGCCTAAGAAAATGCTGTGTTACGTCAGGCGCAATCTTGTAGGTCCCGGTGTAGTAGACCGCAGGGTTGAGGTTACCACATGGACTGGGCAGATTATTGGCTATGGCCATCTTGGTCGCATGTATCGGTGTGGTCGGTCTGATAGATGGCATAATAAGTCTCTCAGGTACCCTATTGAGTTTGATGGTATTAATAACTGTAAATATCGCGGCACGTATTACATGAGTGCTGGCGACTACGCAAGAGTAAGGAGGGTAAAATGAATGATGGTATCCAGATAAAACACGGGCGAGTTGTTGGGCGCGATGGCGAGATTCAAGAAGCGGAAATCGGTTTCTGCCCTGAGTGCAAGTGCGAGACATTTATCTTAATGAAGATAAAAGGCCACCAGCATATCCAATGCTCGCGCTGTGGTACCATGTATTGCGACGGTACCTGCCATGTTGACAAAACCAAAGACCTATCGGTCAATTAACCTAGCGGCAACACTCCCGAACCTGTTGCCGCTCAACAACTTACAATTTCGCGCAGCCCGCTTTCACAAACGCCTCACCACCAAGGGTTTATATTTATTTATTTTTATTGTTGACAACATAGATTAGTGCGGCTATCTTGCATGGTATGGAACTTAAACTTGAAATCAATTCAAAAGCAGTTAAGGATAATCAGCCACTGGCTTATGCTGGCATTATGATTACTCCTAACATTAACGAAAACTATTGGATAATGCGTGTCAAGGTCAACAAAAAACAAGCCGTGGTTGCTTTCCCTAAGTTTGGTACCATAGGTATTGGCTTTATGATTGAAGCAAGAGACTGGAATACAAACTTGCCTTGGTGCTGCAACCCGCAAACAATTTATGACCATATCAAGGATAACAAGGGTGGACATGCTTCCCCTGAAGATTGTATTAAAGCTATCAAGATGTTGAGGCAAGCTATCTCGGACGCCAAACTTGACCCCAAAAACTCTATTGACAACCCCATAAGATAGGATATGTTACTTGTATGAATATGACATCTAGTCAATCGTGGGCGATATTCTGCTTATCCAAGATAGATGTGCGGAATACTGAAATCGACATCAAAGCGGCTGGCAACCTGATTGAAGCTTTGAAAACAGGCGGCGACAGTTTCGATGCAGCTATTAAATTGCTTAAAGAAACTCCCGGCGCAATCATCAAGGGCGAAGCAAAACCTAAACAGGATTGGCGCAAGCTCTACACTGAGGCGCACGATGCTGGTATGATAGCGGGCGCAAAGGCGCTACCTACTCCTATGACCGTCCAGCAGCACGCGTCGCCATTCAACGACAATTCCCCTGTGGTGAAGGAATGGCACGTGCCCGAGGGTGCCTGTGGTTTCGCTTGGGTCACTATCAGGCCGGGGACTTGTAGCTTTGCTAAATGGCTCAAGAAGAACGACCTTGCCAGTGTGGCCTATGGTGGCGGGATGCAAGTTTGGGTACACCAGTTTAACCAGTCGGTAGAGCGCAAGGAAGCCTATGCGCACGCGTTTGCCGAAGTGTTGCGCCTGCATGGTATCAAAGCTTATGCTGGTTCAAGATTGGACTAATTAAAATGACCCCCGAAGCACAATACTTGATTCGACGCGAAGAGTTTGCCAAATTTCGCGCTTGGTTACATTCTTGCATGTTTATTGGCCATAAGCACGGCGCAAGTAATGCGAAACTACGTAAAGTTTGCCGTGAAGTTTGCAAACACTTAGAGGACACATACGCGTGGAAAGTTACTAAAATTACTAGGAAATAAACTTTTGGCCCGTCCAGTGAGTAATCACTAGGGAATAGCAGTCTATAGGGCTAGGTCGTGTAAATTAACGGCAATAAATACACGGTAACCATGGTGAATACTATAGGCGGAAGTAGCGAAAGCAAAGCTTCTCTTAATGGCGGGCCACTTTTTAACTAACAATAAATATGAAAATCACATTAACAGGCATTACTCAAAACGAGTTCATCAAACGCGCTTATTTCTTGGCCTATCAGGCGGCGGGGCCAGAACAAGGCATGGGCGTCTTTCAACGTCGCAATGGTGCGACAGAAGACGAGATATACCATAACGTCTGCACAGGCGGCGATTATCTTTTTGGTGCGGCGGAAGAAGATAAGACACAAGGTGAGACAGAGTTTTATGGCGACTACGTCTTTGGCCGCATGCTGAAACTTGGTATGAAGACTTACAAGGGTGATTCTGTTGTCTTCCTAAATGATGATTGGAGGGAAGACTATCAGGCTTTCTGTACTAAATATCCTACTCCTAAAGAATTGGCGCAAGCTGTTGTTGATTCTCTGGGCAAGGGGTCATTCATAGCAACGTAATAAACGCGTAAGTTAGCCAACGCAAGTCGTTGGCTATCAACGCTTTGCAAAAGTGGGCAGCACGCATTCATAACACCATGAGGGGCAGGCACTTAGCCCGCCCCTCTGCTCTTTTGGTTTACTTAGTGCTCGCTTGGCAAGTATGCCACGTTGACAATCTTGCCATTTCCCAGTTCGGTAGGACCTACCCAGATTTTAGCCTCGGGCAGGGTATCGAATGGAAAGTCAGTAGTGGCAATTTCCTGCAAGATAGCAGGGTTGCCGCTATCACGTTCACATAGCGCGTAAGCGCTTGGGTGTGGCTCCAGATGCATTGCCAACAGGTTTTTAAACCGTGGCGACGCGGCGGGGTCTGTGGGGTAAGGTCGGAGCGTCCAAAACTGCAAGTCCTTTAGCATGTCATCGTGGCTTGCAATGCCCTGATAACTGCCGATAAGGTCCAGCAGCCAATAGGCATCAGCGTTTTGCACAAGGTGCTTTACCCCGTCTGTATAAACCAGCTTTGGGGAGTGTTGGTAATAGTGTTCGGTTCCAGTGAAACCGTCCAATCGAGTTAGAGCTTCTTTATTCATAGCTACTATATCTTAACACAGGGTTAGAAGTTGTCAAAGGTTTCTTGCATATTCGCGCACTTTTTTTATGGCCCATTCTTGGCTATAGTCGGTAGTAACTTGAAAGCCCGCCTTAAGCCATCCGTCTATCTCATCATTAATCCAGCAGCGGATTGCGGTTTCAGTGTCGTCACCTGTGGCAACTACACGATAAGCAACGTCGCGATAAATACCGTCCAACGGATATCTGCCATTTCTCATAATAACATAATAACATCACCCTAGAGAAAAGCAAGAAATTTATTCTGTTGATTATCAACGAGTTACAATTGCGCACAGCACGCTTTAGTAACTACAACAGACTCAGGCACTTACACCTGAGTGTTGTATGTCAGATACCGTGGGCCTTATTAAAGTTCTCTGTTACTTGATTCAAGACCAAGAGACAACTTTGGCAGATTGTGCTAGGTGGCAAGTTCCAACCTAACATATGCCCGCCGCATTTGACGCAGTGAGAACCATCGCAACTATCATCATTACACTGCTTAGTTTCGGCGCGGCATTTGCGGAACTCTTCCTGCAATGTATCCTCTAATTGGTGTCGTAGCACCATGTAATGCGCCTCAATCCATGAAGGGGCCAGAGGATTAGGCGCTTCATATGCATAACCTTCACGTTCGCACCTTTCAATTTCAGCTTCATTCTCCATAACCTCCTCCAGAGAAGGCTGCTGAATTTCTTTGAACTCAGTATCATCAATCTCGCGGACCTCGCGCAAAGAATCGATGATGGCCAAGCATTCACTCTGATAGTTCACATTAGGCACGGAGAAACCATCGGGCGAAGTTGCAAAACCGGGGACGATACGTCCATTACTAAACGTGCGCCCATCCACGGTTTGCGCCACGATTTCAGAGTTAAATACAAACAAGGGTCCATCTTCACCGCCCACTTGATGCAGCGGGCCTTCCATCACCGTCCACCGTTTAACTTTATGTATCATAGGAAAGCAAAATAGCATACTTATCAATAAATATCAAGTGTGATTCTGAAGTTTTTATTCTCTGTTGTAAGTCATTGATGGCGAGGCAGTTGGGTTTGTGCGCAGCGCGAATTCATAAACGATTGAAGAGCAAGCACTTGCGTGCCTGCCCAGTTGTGATTAAGTAATGCTTTGCAATCTTGCTCCAGCAAGGCGTTTGATGGCAGCTATCTGCGCGCCTAATGCCTCCATGTTATCGTTGAGGAACCCAAGATAGGTGTTTTGGCCCTTGTGAAGTTCAGCGGCCAATTCCGCTCTGTGGTTCTCTTCGTTCGAGAACTTATCCAGTAAGTAAATAAGCTTTTGATAGTCGTCTCTGTTCATATCTCTAAGATAGCATATTATGTGAAGTTAGCAACATTTTTATTTCGTTGTCTACCAATGACTTAGGAAAGTGTGCAGAGCACTTATGTAAATCAGTAAAAGGCAGGCACTTGCCTGCCCGTACTGTTATGCGTTCTTGGTTACTGGTTTTTGCGCCGTGTAGTAATGCTTCAGGAGTTCGAGTCTAGCCGCCTTGTACTCCTTGTTTAACTGCCCAAGTTTTTCGCGCAGGGGGTTTGCGCCTGTCTCTGTTTCAGGGTCTAAGGCAACCCATTCGCCAAAGAAGTCATAGGTAGTAGAGTTATCCAGCGTTTTGTTTCTGGATAAGTTGACCCCAATAGGTATCCCACGTTTGCGGGCATCTGGTACGCCAGCTTTGGTTAGCTGGTCTTTCAGCCAAAATCTCTGCCGCTCAAAGTCAACGTATGCGGCATCCAGTGTAGAGCCACTTGATATGTTAATGAATTTCATAACTATCTTAAGATAGCACAAGATACTAATATTGCAAGAACTTTTTTACATTTTTATTTCGTTGTGTATCAACAACTTAGGAAAGCGCACAGCACGAATTCGTAAACAGCTATGGGGCAGGCCCTTGTGGTTGCCCGCCCCATGCCGACTATGACCCTGAACCGAAAATGGACTTACTCAGCCCTGCCAATGATATGACCATTGGCATAGACCCCGGTAATGAGTCGGCGCTCTTCGACCTCGATAGTAGCATAGGAGCCGTTCTCCTTCACGTACCTCTTGGCCTCACGTAAGGCGCTTTTAAAACTACCACGCCTTGCGATAACTTCACCAGCAGTTACAACCAAGAACCTGTCATCAGGACTATCAGTGCTCATCGTATGATTCCTTTCTCTCTTAAGTGTTTCACGTATTGGTCATAGACCCGTTGTTTGTTGCCACGAAAACCCATCCGTTTAATCTGGGCATAAGCTGAAGGCCCATGGCATTTCATGCCTTTAAGTTCCAGCTTGAGCATGAATTTCAATCTAATCAAGCGAAAACCTTCGATTAAGTCAGGTGTATCCGCGACTGTAATTTGAGTTTTCATTCTCTGCTAACAACATACCACTTAGTAACTAGAAGTCAACAAAAAGTTTACAATTTTATTTCGTTGATTATCAAGGACTTATGATTGCGGACAGCACGCTTTCATAACCTAAAGAACGAGAGGCACTTGCGCGCCCCTCGCTCTCGACTATGGCACTAACCTAATCCTTTGAGGCCAGTCGACCTTCGAACTTATGGTCCTTGTTGTCGAGGCCCACGCGCCATTCACCCAAACCCAAAGGTTCGCGAGTGATAGGAGCCACAAAGATGACATTCCGCTCGCCATCATAGACAGCAACCGACAGCACTTCTTCGCGCTCGCTGTAGTTTGCGATGCCTTGCTTCATGATTTGGTTGACGGTTTCTGTTGGATTCTTCTCCTTGGAAGCGTCTACCTTGGCAAACCATGCCTCAGTAATGAAGCACACCACAGGGTAAGTCTGCCGTAAGTGGCGCAGGCCCGCCGCCAACAGGTCTTTGTTCTCATAGACCTCCGCAGGTACGACATATGCGTCCAATTGTGCTCTGCCCTCCTTGTCCTTTATCTCAGGATTGGGCGCGAGACACAGGGGAGTGACCTTGCCCTCATTAAGGTTGAAGTTCTTGGCCGCGCCTTCGAGTGCAACCGTTGTCAGTTTTTGAGCCGATTCACTTAGAGTTTCGATAATATCTTTCATACAAGATAGCCTAACATACTTCTGATAAAAAACAAGAAATTTATTACGTTGATAGTCAACGGTTTAGGACTCCGCGCAGCACGCAAATGTAAGTATAAAAACAACAGGCGCTTAGGTTCATGACTCCCAAGCGCCCAAAACAACTAGTAATTTTGGTGTTTTTTAGATTGACCTACGCTACGGAGGCTTTGCTTGCTCCGTCATGTGGTCCTTATTGACCTTTATAAGTCCGCGTAAACACCTAAACGCGGCTGATTGAGGTATGCTGTATAGTATCGGCGGCATACGCAAAATTATTGTAAAATAGCTGGTATCTTCGACGGTTTTATATCCATCTTAACTAACGCCAAATGAGCATTGGTATAGTTTTCTTCTGCCATTTGACTGGCGCGGGCATCTGTCAATATTCGATTGCGCCAAGCAAGTTCTATCATTTCTTTATTAAACTGATAAGTTTGCTGTATCAGGGTTATGTTCCCCGGTATCATACGCAATAAAGATAGCCTATTACCTAAAGATGTCAACATAAATAGTGTTCTTTTCGATAAAAAGATACATTCTATTATACGTTGATTATCAAGGGTTTACATAAGCGTGCAGCGCGAATTTGCAAAGAGTTGTAGTAGAAGCACTTGCGAGAGTAGCTGTCAATAGTTGTCTGGTATGTCGTAATACCCTTCTTCGCGGGCGTACGCCTCATAACCAGAATCAATGAGGCGGGCATTCCTATGTTCTGCGCTTTCCCCGCGCTTCTTGGTCTTGGGTATGCCTGTGACACAGGCTTTGCATTTGCCCTCGTGCGCACGCGCATACTTCTTCGAAGTGGAGCGCCCACAATCCACGCAGGGTACCAGATACTGAGCAACCCAATGATGAGTCTTCATGCCTTAATATACCATCTTATAAGTAATCTGTCAAGTAGTTAGAAATCGTTGATTATCAACAACTTAGTAAAGTGTGCTGTGCGAAAGTGTAAACCCCTGAGTATCAACAACTTACAACTTAGTGCAGTTCGTCACAAAGTTATTGCATGTTACTTGCTCTGAGGGTAGGATTGGGACGTTATGAAGACTATCCTACTTACTGTTATTCACGTAGCTGATAGGCCGTTTCACTACGCTGTTGAGTATCTGCACGGCACGCGGGTTGTTTGCGTGCTTCGTTCCAAACGCACTACTAAGGTGTTCATTGGTGTGTGTATTACGCTTGTGGGTAGCACTATGGCCACCCACCCTGTAGCTTTCGTCCCTCACTTCATTTGGGATGCTATAAGCTACACGTTGCATGGCTATGGGGCGTTGCCCATGATTAAGCTGTTTTGTCGCAAGCTGAATCTGGAGTCCATCGACGAGTAAGATTCCCATTCAACGCACCCCGTCAAAATATCATTGACGGGATTTTTAGCGCCCCAACATTACTTCTATAAGTTATTGATTATCAATGGTTTACGAATGTGGACAGCACGCTTTTGTAAGTCTTTGATACATAAGGACTTAGAACTCTGTTGTTGACAAGTGATACTATGTAGATTATCCTATACTTACTATGACAACTTATGTGAGACAGACTCAAGAAATGACAGTGTGCGGACGTCCTATCGATATCGAAGCAGAGTTCGCAGTAACGGGCCATGACATCGAAGTCTCAGAGGGGCCATTCCCCACTGTGGCAGAGCAGCCCACTATGTGGGCGCTGGAGGAGCTTGTTATTGAGCACTTAGACGCCCTTAAGGTGTTTGACCTGAACCGTGTCTATGAAGATGCGGCTGGCCAAGCTATAGACTACGCTACTGACTACTGTCAGGATAGATAATAACGCAAATACAAACACCCCCGTTAAAATAACATTGACGGGGGAGACCTACCTATAAACACTTACGTAAGTACTTGAGTATCAACAGTTTACGAAAGTGTGCTGTGCGAAAGTGTAAGTCCTTGTGCTGCAACAACTTACACGATTACAAAAAAAGTTACTTTTTATAACAAACATGTTGACTCTGGGGGTTGACATGTTAGACTAGGGTTACTATGAAGACTATCCTACTTACCTTCATCCACGAGTCTGAAATGCCCATCCATGCCCTTGTCGAGCGCCTTCATCGCACGCGCCTTGTGCGTATAGTGCGCAGCAAACGCGCCAGCAAGGTCTGTATAGGCGTCTGTATCACCTTGGTAGGTTCTACCATGGCAACCCATCCCATTGCGATGATACCGCATTTTATCTGGGATGCCATTGCTTACACCTTGCACGGGTACGGGGCCATCCCTGTCATCAAGATATTCTGCGAGAAATTCAACCTCGAAAGCTTAGACGACTAAACGCCCGCTTTGCACACCCTGTCAAAATACATTGACAGGGCTTTTCGTGCCCAGAGGGCGTTTACGTAAGTCGTTGAGTATCAACGGGTTACGTTTGTGTGCTGCACACTTTCGTAAGTAGTTGAAGGGCAGGCACTTACGTGCCCGCCCATTCTAACTAGTAATTGTGGCCAAAGTAGGCGTCAAGGTCCTGCCCCGTGGGGTCGTCGTCCATTACCCGATGCATCCCCCTGATACAGGACTTGCAGAGGGAAGAACGCGAATTACGCGGCAGACGCCTGCCACAACGCGCACAAGGGTATCTGCCCTCAGAATCAGGGCACTCACCAGCCGCGTGTCCGCAGCATGGCCAATCTTCACAACGTGACATAGTAACTCCTATTCGTAATGGGGTGCGGGTTCATGAGAGTTATCGAGGCTCCCCATAGTCTCCTCAACAACAATTTCCAACGTGCCGCCATCATCCCACCCCGTGGGAATGTAACCCTCAGGGCAGTTAGCGGGGCAGGGTTCGCTATCCTCGTCAGGCAGGCTAGCCATCGCACGGGCACGCTGAGGCGCTTCTTGCGCGTTCTGGCGCTCTACCTCCACCTTGGCGCTTTCGAGCCACTGGGAGGCAGCCTCGTGCGAAAGAAAGGGCTTACTACCCACAAGCTCGCGACGGTCATACCACCAGCCGCCCTCCTCAGGCCCGCCAAAACAGCGGCAATGCCTGTAGACAGAAACGAAGGCAGGCTGTGATTGCACGTAATCAGGCTGCGCGGCAACATAGTCCGCGAGCCGTTCCATCAGTTCATGGTTTTGCATAGCAAGGCCAAGATATCACAGGTTCGAATTAATATCAATAAATATCTTCCCATAATAGGAGTAAATACGCCAAATATCCTGTCGGCCCGTCGCTTGACGTTCGTAAGTCGTTGACTATCAAGGGGTTATGAAAGTGTGCCCCGCACTTTTGTAAGTCGTTGATAATCAGGCACTTACAACTTCGCATGTGAACTTTTCCGTCAAGTAATGAGGGACACGCGTGTCCCGCTCACACGTGCCCCCCGGTGACTATGCAACTACTTGCGCGGGAAAGCCTTAGGTAGAATAGCCCACAGCGTCAAGAGTACTATAATTGCCATGATTAGCATTGTCTCGCCTTTCTTTCTTGTGGGATTCTTGGCAAAATGAACCATACAAGTACAACGTGAAACCCACTATAAAGAATTAGTAATGTTGCTAACATAAAGTTTCTCCCCTTATCTTTTCGAGATTATCTGGGGTACAAAGTACAGTTTTTTCCTCAAGTTCAAAAGCCCACAAAAACCTTGACCATGCTAACTTTCCAAATCCGCGCATTTTCGTCAAGGTGCTTTTTGCGTACGTCGCATTGTCAATTAGCCATTGTCTCTTGTAACCATGGCTAGATTGTGGGTTGTAATCTCCCCTTGTCTCGCGCTCTAGAAATGCCTCAATTTCGCTCAATTTTCGCATATGTGGCCTTTTTATTAATGGGGGGTATGTTGCCATACCCCCCGAGGTTAACGGCTATTTAATCCTCAATTGCGGGAGGCAATTCCCCCTCAATGTTGGTTAAGTTGTCCGCATAGGGAAACTTCACTTTCGGAGTTGTGGCAGGTTTGCCATTACCCTTTGAAAGCCTGCTAGCCTTAATGGCTCGAATTTGTGCAGGTGTTGCTTCAATCCCATCGACGTAGTAAACAAGCTTAGTTGTCCGACAAGACTTGAGCATAACCTCATTTCTCCCGGTAGCCAGATTAACAAACACACAAGGATTGTCAGTCGCTTGCCTTAGGGGAGTTGTGGAAGGTTGCCAAGCTGGATTAAGCCTTAGCGCTTCCCTCTGGTACCAGTCCATTGTACAAGCTTGACCTGCTATAACCTGATAAACAGAAACGTGACCCCACAAGGGATTCTTATCCTTTCCACGTCCCTTTTTCAGGTTGTGTTGACTCCACCATTCTGGGGTTGGCTGATACGGGAACGAATAGCAACAACCGTTCTTAATGTCTTCGAGGTTTACTGTTTTTTGCGTTTGCATAGTCTCTTTTTCCTTTCGGTTTTTGTCCTTTACTGGACACAAACAATTTACCAGAAGCTACAAGGTGCGCAACAATTATATTTATCGATAGATATGAATTGGCCTAAAAGGTTGTGAGCCAATTACTTATAAAAACTTTTTTGCCTCTGAATGTGGATTGACAAATGAGGTTTTCCGCTCGAAATGGTGTTGACATGTGCTTTTTGTGGCATGCAATATGCTTCAGATAGCAAGACACGTGCCAGTTTTTGAAAAAATATCTTGCATAAATATTCGCGAGGCGCGGGGGGGGCTTCAATTGATAGCGCAGCAGATTTTTCCAAACATACCATAAATACCATACATAACCAACAACCAATATACTCAGAACCAATATACTCAATACTCAATACTCAACAACATATATAGACCTATATAGATGAACAAGATATATACCCAGTAACATATAACCTGCTATATCACGAAGTACAACAGAAATGTTGTAAATCGTGTTTAATAATTAAATATAGAAAAACCTCTGAGGGTCAAAATACGGACGGCCTCCTTTAAATTCAAACACTTTATACAAGAAACTCGTATAAAGGTAAAGTTGCAAGTAAATATTAAAGTTACAAGTTAGCCCCGGCGCGAAAAATCGAAAATATAAATATCTTTAGATATGCGCAAAACCCTTTAGGCTCAAAATACGGACGGGCCTTTCGTTTTTCAAGACTTTTTATAAGAAATTCGAGCGTGGAAGCTATTTAAAGTGCGGGGAATGCGTACTATAATGCTACTTTAGCTGGCGGTCAATCCAAGCTTGGATGAACGGGCCATAAACGATAAATACAACAACTAAGGCCACCAGAGCTATTCCTACAGCAAGCAGCACGAAATTTCTATCATATGCAACAAACCAAGCTATGAAAAGAAGAGCCAGAACTGCTAGGGTCCTTAAAACCGAGAAAATGCCAAGAGCAAGCCGCGCAAGTAATTTTTTCATTTAATACCTTTTTGTTGCAAACCCACTTCAGTTGCCTCCCTTATCCATACGGGCATCTGGTCTGAATTTTGATTGGTCTTATTATTCTGGATTTGAGAGTCCATTTCAGCCCGAATGTCCACCAAAAGGTTGGCGGGCAGGTAAGGCGAAATCAACACAAACCCCTGATAGATAAGAGATTGCCGCGTTAACACAAGAAAATAGTATCAATTTTTTGGATAATTGTCAAGCTAGACTATTTGATTGGTGCAAATATTCAAGCTCCAGCCGCTTTCAAGAACACCGCTATCGCCGGGAGAAGCGTCATAGACATAGAGCGACCATGTACCATTAGGACTATACCCCGTAAGACTACTAAGGTAACCGCCGTATGGTAAACTGGGTGCCGGGGATGGAAGTTCATATGTAGCCGAGCCATCCGGTTTAAAAATACCGCCGCTAGTACCGTTCCAAGTTGTAGCGGCGTCGTCATCAAATGTCACAATAGCGCCAGAAACGGAATTAGAACTGCCTCTAAACTTTAAGAATTCACATTTTTGTCCTGAGGGACTAGTTAACAGAAAAACGGTATCGCCGGGATAAGTATGAGTAAACCCACTTAAGGAAACTACAACTTTGTATGTAGTACCGGTCAAACCACTGATTTCAATAGTCGAAGGATAAGGAATACCAGTAGCGTCATCTTGGATAGTAATCAAAGAAGAATTACCAAAATCACCAGAATAGTAAGTGACATCGATATTAGCCACGCCGCTAACATGACTGCCATATTTATAAGCGCCCGTCCATTCAACGCCTGTGCCGCCATTCCAATCTGCCAACCATTGTTCTTCAGTAGGTAACGAATTAAGCCAGAAAGCCATTTCGTCAATTCTCGAATCGGATGGCAAGTTTTGTCCAAGGAAATCATAAATACTCTTAGCAAAAGTTAGTATTCCTGTAAATCCAGAGCTAATCGTTGCATTATTATCTAGCTTAATAAAGAAGCCACTGTTTTGTCTGACACCAAAGATAACGCGATGCCAAGCAAGGTCTGCTGGCCATGCAGTAGCCAAACTAGCCCAAAGAGCGCCACTAGCAAGAATGCCCCTGAGGAATAAACCGCTATTATAGATGAACCCAGCATCCACGCGCCAATCTGCGCCTGCTGTAACGCTTACTGGGTCAAGAACAATACCACCCGTTAAGTCAGCCTGTTGTACCCAAAGTCTAACTGCAAAACTACTATCATATATGGGTAATGCACCAGCAAGAGTATCATATTCAACATACTGCCCCAAAGACCAACCAGAATTGATAACACCACTGGTTATGGAAGCACTATTTGAAGTGTACTTAAACAATTCAATACCCCTCATGACATCTATAGTGTTTTGGTTACTTGCACCTTCAAAGGGCCACAAGGCATACATCGGCGCTTCAACCCCAGTATTATCTATGTAAGAAAGACCATGAATGGTATAGTTATAAGTATTGTTCCCAGAGACATTCGAAACACCATAAATAGAATAAGACCAAGTATCTCCAGTGGTCACGCGGCTTAACCCTTCAATCATGTAACCGGTAGCATTAGAAATATCAGCAACACTATAGATTGGATTAGTAAAGCGCAAATTTAAGAACGAAATACCAGACGTTATCTCGGTATCCGTCTGATATAGACGACCTCTGGGATACAATTTCTTTTGTTGGGTAGCGTACGGAACTACATAAACGCGAGTTAGGGTAGTATCATCATGTTGGGTATAGATATTGATACCTGAGCCGGGAAAATATCCAGAAGCAGTGCCGCTTGCTCCAGAAACAAAATCAGCCTCGGTTTGGCCGGTATACGTTTCATGCAAGCTCCACTCAAAATGCGTTGTTGTGCCGCTGGAATACATTAACTACGCATTATATTACACAAAAAACAGTGTAATTTAAGATAGCTACCTACAATAGGTTAGTAGTATAATGAAAAAAGACCATTCTCCGTATATTTATCAACGAGATAAACTTAAACAAAAAATCATCATACACGACAAAATCCCTTGGACTCAGAAACAAAGACAATTTCTTGAATTATCCCTCAAAAAGAACATGAGAATAATTTTTGTCAAAGGACCAGCAGGAACTTCCAAAACTATCATGGCTGTCTACGCCGCCTTAAAGTTACTTAACGAAGGAATCATTACTGATATTATCTACATTCGTTCCGCCGTTGAAAGTTCGGATGCCAAGATTGGTTATCTTCCCGGCGATGCAGACGAGAAGCTACACTTCTATAACATGCCGTTCATGGACAAGCTGGAAGAGCTTCTATCCAAGGCAGACATAGATATGCTGGAAAAAGACAAGCGCGTGTCGATGCATCCCGTAAACTTTTCTCGTGGTATGAACTGGAATAAGAAGGCTATTATCTTTGATGAAGTGCAAAATAGCAGCCGCAAGGAAATCATTACTGTACTAACTAGGTTAGGCGAATATAGTCGTTGTTTTGTTTTAGCCGACCCATTACAAACAGACCTGCCGACTAACAGAAGCGGGGCCTTTCAAGAAGTAACTGGTTTATTTCAAGGACCGGAAAGTCAAGACATGGGAATTTATACCTTCGAGTTCGGTATAGGGGATATTGTCAGGTCTAAGCTCGTCCGCTTTTTAGTTTCCCAGTTCGAGAAGCTGAAGCCTTTGAACGGTAACGGGAATGGCCATTAACGCGCACCAATAAACCCATTTTCTTTAATAAAGTCATGACGCTACTGGCAAATTGGGAAACATTTGTCTCACAACTTTCAAAGAAAAAAGCGTGGGCCATTTCGTGTATAATTGTTTCAATCATACGGTAATCGCCCTGCCCATTTTCTAACCTAATGAATGCACCGTCTTTATTTGGAGAATCGCAAATTCCAAAACAAACTGTCCCATCAGGTTTAACGACTTTTTTTTGTAAAACAACTATATAGGGGGTTCTCTTGTAAGTCTTGAATTTGTGAACAACTTTCACTTTCTTAGTATTACACGTAATATATAGGTGGATAACTCCAAATATGGATATGAAATATTGTCAAGATTGTGGGTGTAGAAATGAGTTAGACGCAGTTTTTTGTAAGAAATGCGGTCACTCATTTGCAAGACTTGCTGTAAGTCATACACCGCCGCCAGAACACCCCAAACAGGACTTTAGTCTTCCCGTCCCGCCACGCAAACGCGGCCCACTTAAAGCAGCGAGTCCCCCAGCGCCAGAGGTAATGGAAGCTGAAGCGGCAACACAAGATGATGACGAAGGTGATGGAGTGAGTCTAAATTTTGTTCCACAGGTTCAGTTAGAGGTAGAATCAGTCGAGATAGACGAGGTTAAAAAGGTAACATTCGGCGCTTTAGTGGAGCAAGCGCAAAGGGAGAAAGCCCAAAAGGGCGCATCTTAACCTATGTCTTTATTGAATCACGGGACGACTTTTGAAGAAAATACCGACCTAATTGATACCGAGATAGCTAAACGTAGAAACCTTTGGAATTTAAGTAGTATCCAATGGATGGATTTCGATGACGTTTCACAAATTATCAGAGTGCATATTTTTGAAAAATGGCATCTCTATAACCCTAAACAACCTCTAGGACCATGGCTCAACAAAGTTATCTCACACCAAATCAAGAATATCATACGAAATGTTTACGGAAATTACGTACGTCCTTGTTTAAGATGTTGTGCTGCCGCGCCAGAAAACTTATGTAAAATTTATGGTACACAATGTTCCGAGTGTCCATTGTACTCCGCTTGGGAAAAGAATAAGAAACAAGCCTATGAAGTCAAGATGCCTCTTTCCATGGAACACTTCACTAATAATCAAGACATAGGATATCATGATAAGCAGGATATAGATGTAGTTGCCCAAACAATACACGAACATATGCAAAAGACACTCAAACCAACTGAGTGGACCGTATATAGATTACTCTTTATCGAAGGAATGACAGAAGAAGACGTCGCGCTGAAAATGGGATACAGGACTACAGAAGTCGGAAGACGAGCGGGTTATAAACAAATACGCAACATTCGCAAGGCTATCATGACAAAGGTCAAGAAGGCGCTCCAGAATGACGAGATTGATATTTTATAGATATGAATTGTGATAACCTCACCCTAACCCCAGAACAAGAGCAATTAATCATCAGCGCGTTTAACAATAAAACGGGAAGAGATATACCTTCTATTACTGAGTTAGTCCACATAGCTTTTCCAGACCAACCCCTTCTTGACGGACGAAGTCTTCAGGGCCGTATTATTAAGGCTTTGTTGGTTTCTCGGGGGCTTAGGGCGCAAACTCGTTCCGCGTACGCTCCTGTAGACAAAATAGAACTTACTGACCATCACAAGGAATTTATCAACAGTGTCAAAGGAGATATGACGGCTGTTGAAATGGCTAAAATCATCTTTGGTAACAACGCACTTACAAATCTCAACATGGAAACTCGTGTGGTGGCCGAATATCTACGTTCTATCCAAAACGAAGAAGACGTTGCCAGACGAGGTACTGTGGATGTTCCAAGTGATAATTACAAACCACCCAGAAGCATTACGGGGGTTTTACAGAGGGTGGATAAGTTTGTGTTTAATCATGGCATTCAAAAAGACCAGATGACGGCGCAACAGAAGGCTGGTTTGGAAGCGTTGTTATCTTACCTGAACACTTTTCGATTTGGGCACCAAATCAATCTTTACGAAACTCAAACCGCGAGAGACCTCTTTGAAAGTTCTTTTGTCCGTTATACATACGACAAACCAGACCTGACCGAAGAAGAGGTAGACCAGTATATCAATGTTTCTCATGACAATGTAGCTATGGCAGCTACGCAAGTTAGGATGGAACGTTTATCTACCATGTTGGATAATACAACATGTGACAATCCAGATGAACGAGCGCGAATTTCAATGGGATTAGTAGAATCAATTGGAAAGCTAAGTGTTGAACTTAATCAGGTAGCCAAACGCCAACAAGGCTTATTGGGCGACCTCAAACAAAAACGTTCAGACAGAATTGCCGCCTTACGTAGCGCCAACGCTTCCATTCTTAACTTAGTTCAGCTATGGAAAGAAGAAAAGAGTCGCAAGAAACTTATTGTCTTGGCTGAGGCTCGTCAGAAGGCATTGGAGAATGCCGCTCATGACCTTTCTACTATGGAAGAAATCAAAGCCCGTATCATGGGGATAGACATTGATGAAATCGTGCGCGGATAATATTCTCTGTCAGGTGTGTAAAAAAACCTTCGAAGATGAAGCAAGACTTCATAAACACTTGAAAAGTCATAAGCTTCTTATTGCGGAGTACTATCAAACATACTTTCCGCGCTATGACAAATTGGATAGGTCGTTAATTCTCTTTCGCAACAAAGAACAATATCTTACCACGGATTTTAACTCGCGCCGAAACCTAAGGATTTGGTTGGAGAGGGAGGACGTCAATATTGTCAGGGCCTACTGCCGCAATTTGCTTGAATGTCGCAAAGCTAAAAAAGCGTTAAAATGGACGCCGACACAAGTTGAATTAAGAACAACCATGTTACCTCCTGTTCAATGGTATCACAAGCTTTTTGGAAATTATTATGCCCTGTGTGAAGAATTGGGGCTTTCGAACAAGTTCCAGTATGATTCTATATTGGTTATCCCAGATGATAAACCAGAATATACCATCTATGTAGATACCAGAGAACAAAAACCTCTTACTTTTGTTTCACACCAAACCGCTGTACAGACTTTAAAGATAGGAGATTACGTTTCGAGCAATCAACCGCCAACATGTCAGGTTTGTATCGAGCGTAAGGCTATGAATGATTTCGTTGGTACGTTATCTGGTGGATACGAAAGATTTTGCAGAGAACTTGATAAGGCTGTTGCAGCCAATTCCTATGTTGTGGTGTTAGTAGAATCCACATTGAATCAGTGTATGGATTCTGGAGCCAACATCTATCGTCGATTCACCAAAGTGACTCCCGATTACGTGTTTCACAATGTTAGGGAAACTATACAAAAATATCCAATGGTTCAATTTCTGTTTGTCGATGGTAGAGAAGTAGCGGCGACAATCATAGAGAAAATTTTTGATAGTCACTGTAATTATCGACACGTTGACTTACAGTTACTATACGACATACATAAGTTATAGCATGTGGTACTGCCCAGAAAAATATAAAAGACCAAATGTTTACAATGTAAACGAGCACTTGAAAACCCTGCGCGGGGAGTTAGATGATAGGGAGGCTCGTATTACATTTATTGACTTCATGCGTTCGAACATTGGTCTGATGGTTTACCTGATATCGGGGGTTAAACTAGCACCTTATCAGGAGATTACCCTGAAGGCCCTTTTATCACGACATAGGAGCATGTGCGTATGGGGGCGCGGCTGTTCAAAGAGCTTCATGTCGGCCATCTTCTGCTTTTGTCAGGCTATCTTGGAACCTCAAAGTAAAATCATGATAGCAGGCCCAACCTTTCGTACCAGCCGTATCATTTTTGGCTACTTGGAAGATATCGTAAAGAAGCCGGGAGCAGAATTACTCATGCAGGCTTTTGGATGTAACCCATCCAAACGTAATGATATGTTTGAATGGAAGATTAATGGGGGATTAATCTGCGCTATTCCACTTAACGGCGAAAAAATCAGAGGTTTTCGCGCCAATGTCATTCTGATTGATGAGTACCTGTTAATGCCACAGGATATCATTGAAAATGTGCTCAAACCATTCTTAGCTGCACCTTTGGATATCGAAGACCGTATCAAAATCAGGGAAGAAGAAGACCGACTCATTTCTCAGGGCTACATGAAAGAGGAACAAAGAGTAGTATTCGAAAATCATTCGAAAATGATAGCTCTTTCTTCAGCCAGTTATACTTTTGAGAACCTACATGCCACATTTCAGGATTGGA